TTTTTCTTTCTTCTTAGGTCAATATCATGTTTTCTACTTCCTCTCAAGAATGAATTAACTCTGGCCATTGACCAACCAGCCATAGATATTTTTGGTCTTGAACCAGATGATAGCCAAGCACCCTGACCTCTACGATAAACTTTCTTTAATTGTCCTAATGTGATATTTTTTCTTTTCTTTGCTTTTGCTCTAAGTGTAGAAATAACTTGAGCAGATAATGGTTTTCTTCTTACAGCCATTACTTAACTCTCGCTTTAAACATTGATAAAGGAATAGTAGCACCAGATTTATATAGACCTGACATTTTCTTTAGTAGCTTTGATCTTGAGGATCGCTTTTTACCTTTAAGACCAGATAGGTACTTCTTAGGTATTTTAGTCTTTTTATCTTTTGCTACTTTCCTTTTTTTCATTACTTCTTCTTCTTTTTAGCTTTTTTCTTTTTCTTCATTGGTGGTCTGCCTCTTTTAGACCCATAAGTTCCTTTTCCCATTGGCATAATATTCTCCTATTTATTTGCGTTTTTCATAACACTTGCTAAACTTTCACATCTTTTTGTAGTTTGCTTGTGCCAATTACTATCTATCATTTCTGCACTAGCTTTATCAAGGTTTTTTTCTTTTAATGCTTCCCACATTTTCTTGAACTTCATTACTCTTGGTTTGCCTAATTGGAAACACATTTCAACAATTACACCGAATATAATATGATTATGTTCTATATCTCTTAATAATTCTCTAGCTGAATCTGATGCTATTTTAAAATCATTATCAAAAACTTCTTCAAGAGTTTCTTTGTCATAAGTATTACCCTCAACGAAATTGTCAGTGGGTAGTACAAGATGACCATAGCCAATAGTAGCGAAACCCAAACTATCGGAATACACAGTATCCCTAAACCCCTCATGCTGTTTAATTCTTTCTTTGATTTCTTCCATAAATTAGTTCTCCAATGTTTAAGTATATTTAGAAATTTGTTCATAGAACTGCATAAAAATTATTCTTTTTTAGATTCTTCTTCTTTTTGTTCTTCAACAGGGTTAGTTTCTTTAAACTTCTTTACCCAAAATTCAGATAAAATTTCTAAATCTTGAACTTGAGAAAGAAGATTATTTTTAGTTTGTTGTATGTTTGCAAGTTTAGTTACTACAGTAACTTGCTCATCTGTCATTTTTTCTTTTTTATACTCTTTACCATCTATTTTGATGTCAGACATTACCACTCCTTAGTTTTAGATATAATTTCAGGGTTTTTTTGTGCTTCTATTTGTGCATCAAGATTAGCTTTCATTTCATCTTCTGTTTGTTCTTGGTGTTCAAGAACACAAGTTACACAATGTTCTTTTGTCATAGCATCAAAATCCATGCCATCTGAACCAGCACAAGAGCCATACATAGATGCAGAATTTTCTCCATCTGTTGCTGTGTATCTATAGTGTATTGTTTTTACCTTATTTTCGGAATCCGTCTCAAATGAGGGGAAGCTCCATTCGTAGTTTGTACTCATATTGTTTTCTCCTTATATGTTTTCTTGGTTAGCTTTAAAAGTTGCATAAGCATCTTTAACATCTTGTGTCCATACTGCGTTACATACTGCTTGAACCTCTGAGTGTTCATTAGATATATCTGCGTCTGGCATCAAAGCATGTCTATGATACTTTCTTGATAATTCTTCGCCATCTTCCATAACTACAGTATCGGTTCGCACTTGAACCGATTTGTATTGTCCAACTACCTCAATCTTTCCGATTTGGGTGTGTTTAGTTATTGCCATTTGTTGTCTCCTATTGTGTTGTTGTTAAGCTGTAAAATAAAATAAACTAAATTGTAAATTATTTTGATTTATTCCATTATTTAAATCTGAAGGTGTATTAATATTAGTGCCACCATCTACTGCTGTTCTATATTGTAAATTTACTGAATTAGTATTTACTTGAAATTGAAATGATGATGGTGTGTTACTATTAAATTCTGATGCTCTACCTATAGCACCACCACATTTATTAGCTTGAGCATTATTACCTGTATCATCAACTGTGAAAGGTAATCCATCAATTTTTAAAGAACCACTACCACCTGAAACGCTATTAGTTCTTATTCTTCCTGTAACATAAACTACTCTACCAATTTTAGTATAAGAACCTACTGTATGTGAAGTATTATAAGTAACTGTTGGATTTGTATCTGCTATAAAAGAAGGTGTCCAAGTTCCTTCTTCGTAATCTGTTAATTTATTACTAGAGCCTGTCCCTCCAAGATAAGCACCACCACCTAAATAGATGTCTTTAAATGTAATAGCAGGGTGGCCAAGACTTATAGCATTACTACGATTAGCATAAGAAGAAACATTAAATGGTGTTATGTAATCAGCACTACCTCCAGGATTAAATCTTAATCCAGTATCGTCAGTACCTATAACTGTATTACCACCAAATGCACCAATATTACCAACTGATGTTCCATCTTTATAAAATCCTACAATAGCACCATCGCTATTTGTTCTATTAAAGTAACCTGATTGACCACCATCTCTTGTAATATCTACTCTACCATTAGGTTGAAGATTGACACCTGCTGTTGCAAAAGTGGTAGATGTTTTTCCCACCAAGAAATTTCCATCAGCATCAATCCTAGCTCTCTCTGATACATTTGAAACATTACCATCATCAGTTGAGAATATAATTGTTCCTGGATTTGAACTTGCTTGTCCACCTGCCATTTGAATTTTAGCACCTGGATAAGTAGAACCACCTTGTATTGAAAGTGTACTAGATGAACTAAGAGTACGAATTTCACTACCAACGTAAACCTTTCCACCTAAGTATAAGTCTTTAAAAGCATTTCCATTACCACCTAAATCAACAGCATTGTCTATTTGAGCATTTTCTTTCATTGGAAGTATAATTGGAGATGTTCCACCAGCACCATAAAATAACAAACCAGAACCACCACCAGTAGTTGCTCCAAAAGTTAAATTATCACTACTAGAAACACCAATACTACCAACTGTTGTTCCATCTTTCATAAGCTCTAAAATAGAACCATCTGAGCTTAATCTGTTTAAATATTGTGCAACACCACCACTTCTTGTACCAAGAATTACGTTATCATGTGTAAGTTCTATTCCTGCTGTACCTATGTTTGTAGCAGTTTTTCCTACTAATAAAGTTCCATTTGTATCAAGCCTAGCTTTTTCAGCACCAGATGTTGCAAAAGTCATAGCATCTGCGTCATGTTTGTAATTTAACTGACCTCTGTAACTACTTGTTCCTGTTCCATCTGCAAAATGAATAGCACCTTGATGAGACGTTCCACTAAAAATAGTTATTCCTTGATGTGTTGAACCACTGCCAACTATTAAAGGTAATCCTGCACTATCAAAACCAGAGGCACTTGATGTATTTAATAATAAATTTCCATTTGCATCAATCCTAGCTTTTTCACTATCATCAATTTTAAATTGCATGTAAGTATTTGCACCACTATTATCTGGATCTGCATCTATTTGTAAAGAATGTGAAGAACTACTGTCATTTGTAAGCTGACCAACCTTTTGACCTATATTATCTAAAAGAAATATACTTCCATTATTTCCTGCTGATATATTTCCTGTAGCTGTAAAATCTCCTGTAACTGCTACACCACCAGATGTTGTTTCAAATTTCTTAGAGTTGTCATGGTAAAGTTCGACAGCACCATTATTATTGCAATCAATGTGTGTTTCATTCCTTGCACCATTAGTAATTTGAACATCGTTTCCAGCAAGAACTAAATTTCCAGAGCCAGCATCTCTAACAATACTTCCTTCAGACGGATCATGATATATTTGTAAATCTGAACCTGCTCCAAAGATAGCTTTGTCATTATCTCCAAAATTAATATCAGCAGTGGTTGTTAATCCTGCAAAAGTAGGACTAGCTGAAGTAGCCACACTTTGACCAATAGCTATATCGTCAGCGTTAACTGTAACACCAGTTCCTGCGCCAACATTTAAAGTTGCAGCTCCACTAGTTGCTCCCCCAGTTAAACCAGAACCTGCTACAACAGAAGTAATATCTCCGACTGTAGGTGTTTGAAACGTAACCGCACCTGATCCATCAGTTGTTAAAACTTGAGAAGAAGATCCGTCTGATGTAGGTAATGTGTAGGCTGAAAGACCAAAGTTTGATCCATCACCTTGAATAATTTTTCCAGAAGTTGTCGATAATCCTGCAACGTCTTGTAGTTGAGCATCTAGTCTTGCATTTGGAACTGTGCCTGAAGCTAGATTACTTGCATTTAAATTTGTTAATGCTGATCCATTATTTGCTACAATGTTTCCGCTAGCATCTTTAATGACTGCTTTAGACGCAGGAAGAGTACAGAAAACATCTTTAGTTCCCGCAGAAAAATTTACCGCGGAGTCACTATTTGATGATGAAATAACTGTAGTTCTTGCGAGAGTATCTGGTGTTGCATCAGTTACTGTACCTAGGCCTACTTCAAACTCACCATTCTCATTTACAATTGAGTAGTAAGTTGTATTAGAATTACCTATACCGGCAACAAATGTTTCAAAACCTGTTACTGCGCCTGCAAGACTAAGAGTACCCGTACCAGTAGTGGTCGAAGTCTCTTTGACTCTGTCGTTTACAACCAATGCCATTTATTTCTCCTTAACCAGAGATTCTTAATATAGCTGCTGCCGTAGTAAATGCTGGAAACTTAACTGTAAAAGTTCCTGATGTAGCTGTTTTATCTCCTCCAAAATCTAAAATTGCAACTGCTGCATTAGTAACTGCAGAAGATGTATTGTAGATCATTGCACCTCTAGCTGTCAACGTAACACCCGTAAACGATAAATCTGCAAAATCAACAATTGCAACACCTGAAGCGATTGAAGTATTTTGACCTGTTAATTTATCTCCACCAGAAGCGTATGTACCTGTGTTCGCAACTTCACCAGAAGTTGTGAATGCAGTAGTTGATGAGTTTAGAGTTGCGGAGTTAGTATAAAGAGCTAATTTAAAAACATCACCACCAGATGATTTAAAACTTGCATCACCTTCTAGTAATTGTTTTTTAAAAGCATTTGCGATTGCCTGTGTTATAGCCATAGTATATCTCCTTACTGTTTTCCTATTCGAGGAACACCTGCCTGGTATTCATCTCGTCTTCGTCTTCCCATTTGTTCAATTGAGAAGCCTTCAACCACTTGTTTATACTTTTGTTCGTATAATTGCAAGAGATCTTGTGGGCCTTTTAAAAATCCATAGGCCTCGATTAGGCATGCATACAAAAGTCCATTGGGAAAATTTTGACTTATATATGTTGTAGTATTTGTACTTGATAAACCTTCATCTTTCAAGATATAATTTAATTGAATTGTGTAAGTAGCATCAGGTGTAGGAGCCACTACAATATTTTGTTCGTCCCATAAACTATAGTATTTAGGTACTCCGGTAGCTTCTGTAGGATTAAATTCCGACATAAAACTTGTGTCTCTATATTGTAAAAAATCTCTATTGTTTGGTTGAGAACTTCCGTCTGAATCAACAATTTGTGCGGATCTAACAACTAACAAACCTGCAGGTCTACCAATAAATCTATCATTAACAATTAAATTAGCTGTATCATATCTTCTATTGTTATCAGAATCTACTTCTCTAAGAATTCTAAATTCTGCATTTTCTATAAATCCATTACAAATAGTATCGGTTAAAACATTACTAGATACTTCTGTATAATCTCTAATTTTTTGCAATAATTCTGTGTATGTCATGATCTATCATTAACAGGTCCAGTTAAACATTGAAACCCGCCTCCCGTTTCTGTGCTACTTGCAGCACTAATTAAATTAAAAGTAAAACTGTTAAATTCTGTAACAGTTGAAGGTTGTCCCGCTTGTGTTACTACTGTTGGAACCATCGTTACTGCGTAAGCACCGTAAACTTTTGCTCCACTTGAGTGTTTACCTGCGGGTGTGTTTTTGGGAGTCTGTCCTCTGAAAGGAGCAGCTGTTCCTCGAACACAATTCGATAAAACATTTGCTGAATTACCATTATAATAAATAGTTTCAGTTTCATATAATCCAGATGTTGCATTTATTTTTTCAATTGCAATATATCCTTGACTAGGAAAAGCAGAAGAGTCTGTTAGAGTAATAGAAGTATCTGTTGCTGTAATATTTCCGTTTAAAGTAGTTTCTAATTGTAATGTAGAAATTGCCACTCCCCCTACAGGACTTTTAACATCATAGAATCTTATAAAGTCTCCATTTTGATAACCACTAAAAGGAAAGCTAACAGAAACTTGAGTTGAAGAATTAGTCATAGTAAATGGATTGATTGGTAAAAAATCTGTAGTTGGAAATTCTGTTCTTGCCGGTCTTGGATGTGGTAATCCTTGTGGATCTGCAGTGTATGGTTTAGGTTCTAATTGTGGCTGCTTTGGTTCATATTCAGAAGTATGAACTCTTGCACCATTCCATTCCCTAACCATTTCTCTATAAGGGTATGCTAGACCTGATCGATCTGAAATAAATAATGCGTATCTTCCTTTTGATAAATTTCCCATAGTTATATACTCGGATAGTAAGTTTTAGGTGAAATGTAAACACTAGCGGAAGAACCATCTTCTTCTAGAGCTCTAGCCAATTCATCTTCATAAATTAATTTTGTTTCTTGTATTCTTGGTTGTGCATACTTCATAGATAAGTAATAAGTTAAACCCGCAACCATGCAAGGTACAAATCTATAAGGTACATCTGTTGCATTAGTGTAAGCACCTGCATCTTGAATTCTTTTTTCATAATAAAAATTAATAACATCTCCATTTTGAGAAGCACCTGGCGTTAAATAAACGGTTATTAAAATGTGATCAACAAATCTCTGAACAAAATACTGTGAGGGTTGTCCTGTAGCTGTTTTATTAGACAATGCCTGATATTGAGATCTATTTATTTTTTCTAAAGGTGAATCTACATTAGAGTTATTTCTGTATGAACACTCTAAAATTTCTGTAGCTTGATTTACAAAATTAGTAACCGTATCGCCGCTTGAATGAGTAGCTGCAGTAGTTCCATTAACCCCACGTGTTACTCCAGTGAGCTCTAAATCACTAAATCCAGTGTAAGAAATATTTTCAGATCCTACGTTGATAGTGCCTGTAGTTGGCATGTTGGTTATAGAAGCTAATGTAATTCCTGTAGTAGCTGTTGTAGAAGTAATAGCTGCTGACAATGTAGATGTTACTCCATTAGAATTACCGTCAGACGTTGATCTAAAAATTTTATATTCGTTCTGACCGTTTGCTAAAGTAATATTAGTGTTTGCCACTTCCCAAAAATGAAGGCCTCTATTACCCCACTCCTGAAACATTATGTTTAACGATCTTCGAGCAGTTTTTAAATTATAACCACTCATGTCAAATTGACCAAGTCTGTTATAAGACTCTTCAATTATCTCGTCGATCGAAAACGTTTTGTCAAACGTTGTAGTGCCAGAAGTGGTATTAGCCATTTAATTACCCCGCTGTTAAACCTGGTCCTGAATATTTGTCCGTCAATAATGTGTAAGCTGCAATATTAGTTTTAGTTTTACAAAAAATTCCTTTTGGAAACAAAATTCCTTCTTCAGGAAATGAAAAATTAATTACATCTCCAGTTGGAACATCACCAATAAACAAAGTAGATCCAGAATTAGAGGTTGTTGTTAGTTCTAAAACACCGGCTCCATTACCATCAGAAGAAATTATAATACCTCTTAGTCTAATAGGCTGACTAATAATTGCACTAGCTCCAGCTGCTGCAGTCGATCTTGTTGCTTGTATATCTCCATTACTTGCCATATTTAATCTCCTTAAAATTTATGTGGGGCCTAAGCCCCACACTAATTATTTATTAACTTAAATTAGTATTTTGTTGATACAAAATAGTAATTCTAACTTCACCAGCACTTGTAGCTGCAGAGTTAGTTACGTTAAGTCTTTGGTCAGTAGTTCCGATATCTTCCCAAGCTAAAGCTCCACCTGCTTGAGTCGTAGGGTATTTTCTACCAACAGTAGTTCCAATTGCAAATGTGTTAACAAGAGCAGTAGCTGCTCCTCCAACAAAACCAACACTAATGTTAGTAGCACCTGATGCTGCTGTAATACTATCAAAAACACAATCAATGATTTGTGAGTTTGCTGGAATGATTACATTTGTTGCTGATGCAGCAAGTGCTCCTCCAGATAAGTCAACTGCAAAAGTTTGTGCCATTACAACTTGACCAGTATTTTTCATGTCTTTACCAACAGTTGTACCTGTAGTATTTGAAATCGTTCCCGCTTTTATCGGTCCCGAAAATGTAGTTGATGCCATAATTATATCCTCCTAGTTTCTGAACATAGTCTCTAGGCCGTCGACTATACGCGTCTATGTTCTAATTAATTGTATAGTGTATTTTTTATATACTAGTTTTTAGTAGAGTGCAAGAGAGCCTATAATGTGAATTGAATTTATTCAACGATGTAGCTTTTTATTAAGTAGCTACTGAAACTTCTGGAGCTGCACCTTCTATGGTGTTTTGTTTGTGGGCAATTGCTGCTTCTTCCAACTTGATCTTTGTGATGACTTCTTTAACTTTGTCATCGATTCTGACCATTTCAAGAGTATATCTACCATTAGACAGATGCTCCTGTTCCCAC